AGCAGGGGTATCAGCAGAATAACGAATCGTTAGAGCCAATCGCTGAAAATATTAGTAATTTGAAGCCCCAAGGGTTTTCTAAATTTGCTAAGAGTCCGTTTTTTCACGATATGCTCAATATGATTGCTTCTGGTAAGTCCATTGTAGACGTTGCAAAATGGAGTCAAATTAAAGAATACCCAGTAAAACCAAAACACATTAAAGAATACTTAAAAGAATACCTTCCAAATTTATTGCCCCACAATAATCCAGCAATCCCCGACGTAAATTCATCGGTTAATGCTTTAGTAGAAATTGAAAAATTGTGCCGCGATGTTAAGAAACAGATAATTGCAGAAAAAACTGTTCTTAAGAAACACGGTGCTGGCACGACATCAAAAAAGTTATCTGAGCTTCAACGTTCGTATATGTCTACTCTTGAGGCATTGAATAGAATAAAGATGTCTCAACGCTCTACCGGTGAAGACGACAAAGAGAAAGTGGTTGATAAATGGCATCCCGAATTTGCTGCCGCTATTGCTAAATTAATAGTTAGAGAGAAGAGCAAAGAAGACGGTTTATTGCGCGAATTTCAGCCAGAAAAAATGGTCGATCCAGAATGATGATAATGTCCGAATCCGAAATTTATGCCCTTCGTGTTTTTAAGGAAGCGGCTGATGCGGCTGCTGATAGTCCGATTGTTAAGGAAGCGGAGCGTATCCTTCGGGAACATACCCCCGAAATGGAGAAAGAGAGTTATCTTTTATTCTTTCAGAATAAACTTGGCGCAATTACAACAGATTTGCATTTAGAATGGGCGGAGCTTTTAGAGAATCCAAGACTTTGTATTTTAGCTCCACGCGATTCCGGTAAAACGCACTTTTTTGTTGTTGGATATGTTTTGTGGAATGTTTATTATAAACGCCATAAGCTTATTTACATTATATCCGATTCAATTGATCAGGCTAAGGATATCCTTTCAAAAATAAAAGATGAATTAACCGATAATCCGGCTTTCCAACATTTGGTCGATGAGTCAATAGACACGTGGACCAAACAAGAAATTAAAACCGCTAATGGGGTTAGAATTAAAGTAAAGGGCTTTGGTTCTAAAATTCGTGGTCCGCATCCAGGACTGATTATTCTTGATGATGTTCTTGATGATATTAGTCCAATGACTCAAATTGGTCGAGCTAAAGCTGATCGTTATTTTAGATCAGCGGTGTCGAACATGCTTCGGAAAAGCCCGAAATCACAAATTATTATTGTTGGAACAGCACAGCACTATAAGGATTTGTTGCATACGCTGAAAGAAAATACGGCCTATGTTTGGCGTAAATATAAAGCAATTTTAAATGATAAACTTAAGAAAGTTTTAATTAAAGAAAGGTATTCCTATGCTGATCTTCTAAGGAAAAAAGAAGAAATTGGTTCGCTAGCTTTTGCGAAGGAATTCCAGAATGAGCCGATTGACGAAGAGAGCACAATATTCCCTTGGGAAGAGATGAAGTTATCCTGGGACCAGAATTTTATTGCGCCAATGACGTACGATGGGCATGGGGAATTTCAAACATTTCTTGGGGCGGATTTTTCTACTCCTGGGAATGATACCGGTGACTGGACGGTAGTTGCTACTATAGGAATAACACCGACTGGTAATGTGTTTTTATTTGATATATGGCGTGGACGTGGTTATTCTTTTACAGAACAGCTTGATGTAGTTATTGAGAGAATGCACAGATTTTCAGTCACGCGGGGATTTTTGGAGAGCAATGTTTTTCAACAAATTTATTCTCAAACTGTTCAGAACGTAACAAGTTTGCCAGTATATGGACATAACGTGCATAGTGGTAACAAAAATTCATTATTGACTGGTGTTCCGTCAATGAAGGTTCTCTTTGAGAATATGAAAATGGTATTACCATATCACAAGGATGATTTACGTGGCCGGACCATGACGGACAAGCTTTGCGACGAATTACACTCTTTCCGTATGGTTGATGGTAAACTAGGTTCGGTTAATGATCACGATGATATAGTTATGGCTCTTTGGCACGCTCTATCCGCCTATCGGAATAAAGAAAAGGGCCAATCAGCGTCACGGGGGCATGTACCAATTTTGAAGAAAGGCAATCCTACGCGGCGAAGACAGGAATTAAGCGATTTGGCTAAGCGTGGTTATAAACCATAAGATCACTGGTGTAGAAAACACTATGCCACTAACTGTTTCCGGTTTGAAACGTTTTGAGAAAAGAATCATTGAGGAACAAGAGCGTAAAAATTATTTTGATAAATTAACTGAATGGTTGCGTTGGATGTGTTTTACTGGTCAACATCATTCGCATTCAGTTGCAGCGTTTAATGTTCGATACGCCTATGTTCTAAGTGCTGAGAGTGAAGATGGCTGATACAGAAATTAAGTCTGAAGCGGAAAATAAACAAGTTAAGATAATTCCTTTAACGGAAATTGACAATGCGCGAATCCGCGCATTAAATTTGATGCGTCAATATTATAAAAATAAGCCGCCATTCCCAGTTTTAGATGTTGAGGATCCAGAAAAGGAAAAGCCCCGTGCCGCTATTGGTTTTGTAAAGGACGTATGCAAAAAGCGTTCGTCCTTTTTGTTTGGTGCTGGTAAATTCCCTGGACCAATGGGGATTGATTTTATAGATGCCACATTTCAAAAAGTTATTCAGCAGGTTTGGGATTCCAATAGACTGGAAGGCAAAATTTTAACTTTTGGTGGCGATATGTATTGGGCGGGTTACGCTGCTTGGAAAGTCATCATTCAGCCTTTGCACGAACGTCGTAAAATTCGAATTGATCGTATTAAACCGCAAAATTTATCTGTTATTTTTGGCCCCAATGAGGATCGGACTAAAGAGAATGTGCAGGCGTGGGTTATAATGTATGAACGTGCCGACAACACGTGGTATAGAGAAGAATTATATAAAGATAAAATTTTGTACTATGATGGTAAATTGGCAAATTCTGAAGAGGTTAAAGCTTATTTAGGTGTTACAGAAGAAAATGTAGATATAGCAGCTATTAAATTTTCTTTGAAAAGTACCGAACCACATAAGCTTGGTATTATTCCTATTGTATTTCTTGCTCGTGAGAGCGAGGATTCTATTTTTGGTACGATGTTACCGGAAACGGTTATTGATCGAATAGACCGAATTAACGAGATGTATACTAATGCTCTTTTTGCTACAGCAAAAATCGCTGATCCTGTATTGTGGCTTAAGGGTGTTAAAGATGTATCGCAGTTACAGAAAGATTCAGATTCGGTTTGGTTTCTTGAGAATCCAGAGGCTGCGCTTGGTGTGCTGGAGTGGACTGGCGTACCTGAATCAACGTTAGCATTAATTAGAAAATTGTCGGCGCAAATTTATAAGGAATGCGATTTGCCAGCAATTTTGTTGGATGCAGAATCAAATATTGCAGACATTCCCTCGCGTTCATTGAAAATTCTTTATACTGATTTAGAAGGCGCAATAGAGCAGGATCGATCGCTTGTGTCAGATATGCTTTATGATTTGTTTGAAATTATTTTTGCTGCGTTGAAATCAACCGAAGGTTTTAATAATAAATTAAAATTTGGCAAGGATTTTAATTTTGAGCAGATTAATTGGGGTACAATTATTCCCGTTGATGAAATAGCCGAACAACAGCATATTTTAACGTTGTATAATGGCCGTTTACTTGACACTTTAAACGCGTTAATGAAAATGGGCTATTCGAAAGAAAAAGCTGCGGAAATTATTGCGGCCATGAAAAAAGAGGATGAAGAGAAATTTGCTGGTGGTGGCAATAATTACGCTTTGTATAGTGACGAGGCAGAGGAAATCCCCGAAGGTGAAATTCCAGAAGGGGAATTACCAGGAGAAGGCGAAACAGACGACGAAGAGCCTGAATAATGGATGATTCGATTGTCTATTTGTTAGTTGGTAACATTGGTACTGGAAAATCGACCACTGCTCAAGTATTTGCTGCAGTAAATCCTAATATTGCTTTAATAAATGATGATGCGTTGGCCCAAACTTTATTCCCCCAGTTTGATTATGGCCAAATTTGGTTGGATGCCCAAAGAGTTTTGTTTCTTAGACGAGCGATTCTTGGCGTGTTAGATGCTGCGGTAGAATCAAAATTGCCGGTTGTTCTTGATGCCCCCTTTATGTCGCGTATTTCCCGTGCAATGGTTGTTGATACAGTTGCTAAAAGAGCAGATATTTACTGTGTTGTGCACAAGAATGATAACGCGTTAGAAAATCGTTTACGTGAACCGCGTGGAGAAACAGAAGAAACTTGGCGTAAAGTTTTTGCCCGATTGCATAATGAATTTGAAGAGCCTTCGTTTAATGAAGGCTTTTCTGATATTCTTTATTATCGTAATTTTCATCGTGTTGTGTTGGAAGCGTTTTAATGGCTGAAGAAAAATCGCCGTTGTCTGTGGATGACGTCAAAACAATAATGGAAGATTTTGATGATTTTGATACAGAGCTTGAAAATACTTTAGAGCAAGAATTTGAAGCAATTTATCAAGATTCTTTAAAAGCCGCTTTGGTGTACATAAAAAGGCTTGAAAATTTATCAGATACAGTGACAGCCGATGATAGACGTGTTGTTGTTTTGTTGAATAAAGCAACCGAAGCATTTAATAAAATGTGGACAAAGAGAGCGGGAAAATTGTTGAGTACAGAGTTAAATTTCGCTATACGTCGTGGAATCGTGCAAATGCGCGTTTTTAACCAAAAAATTGAGGAAAATTCTAGTGAAACCAAAATCGGATAATTTGAAAATTCTTTATTTCGATATTGAAACTACTCCTCTTGTTGCTTATTCGTGGGGGCCAAAATGGAAAACCAATTTGCTTGATTTTGTTGAGCCTGTGCGCATTTTGAGTTTTTCCGCTAAGTGGGATGGCGGAAAGCACATTACAAAAGGATGGCCGCACTATAAAGGATATAAGCCTAACAAACTTGATGATAAAGCAATTGTTAAAGCAATTTGGGATTTGTTTGACGAAGCTGATATCATTATTGCCCACAATGGCATTGATTTTGATATTAGAATAGTAAATGCTCGTTTTACATATCACGGGTTGACTCCACCTTCCCAATATAAGGTGCTTGATACAAAGAATGAAGCCAAAAAATATCTGCGTTTAGCAAGCTATACGTTGGACGATATTTGTGGTTATTTTGGATTTGGTAAGAAATTGCCGCACGAGGGTTTTTCTTTGTGGCTTAGATGTATGGCCGGTGATAAAGCGGCTTGGAAAACTATGCTTGAGTACAATAGTCATGATGTGGGTTTGTTAGAGCAAGTCTATAAAAAAGTGCGCCCATTTATTAAGCAACATCCACATATTTTACCAGATAAGCCCCAATGTTGCCCGCGTTGTGGTTCCGATAAATTGCAGTGGCGTGGTGTTTATAGAAATTTAACAACTAGTTATCGTAGGTTTGTGTGCACTAATTGTGGTGGTTGGGGCAGAGACCACAAGAATGTACAAAAGCCGAAGCCGTTAGTAGGAACGTAAGCCCTTAATGGCAAAGCTTTCGAAGGCGTTGACCAAGAAGATGAAGACGTATACGGCAGGCTCTCCATTTTCTGCTGTGCAATTAGGTACAAGTGGTCAACGTGCTGCTCTTGATTTTTTGAACGAAAAGGCTCTTGCTAAAATCAAAGGTGTGTCTTTTGCTGTTCAAGAAGACATTCGAAAGGCTCTCATTAACGCACAGGTTGGTGGCCAACCGGCAATAGCTGCAGCGTCTACAATTCTTGGCCAAGCCCAATTAGAGAAGGGCGTATTTAAGTCCTCAAGACAACGTGCAATGGCAATAGCTAAAAATGAGCTTAGAGCGGCGCGTCAGTATGGGGTTATTGAAGAAGGAAAAGAAGAGGGGTATACCCTTTTTACATGGATTTCGGTATTATCTAAAGGGACTTGCCCCGTTTGCTTAAGTAGACATGGGCAGTCTCACACATATGATACGTGGCTTAAATTAGGAATCCCACCATCACCACATTATGGCTGTTTGTGTGGGCTAGTTCCTGGACGTGGAATCCCAAAGCCCGGACCTTTGACACGTAGTCAGGTTAGAGACCTGGGTGTGTCGGGTCGAATTTTTCGACAAGTTTCCGAACGCGATTATTTGAAAATGCGTTCTACTTTTGTTAAATGCACCAATAAATCGTTGGGATTAAAATAGTATGGCTGACCAGCGACAAGTTACGTATCGATTTGAAAATATAAAAGACCAGAGAGATATGTTTGTCCTAATGATGGATATGATTCATTATGGTATGTACGACGATTCTTTAGAAATTGGGCCATTTAACTCAAATGCTTTTGTTGGCGGAATTTGGGTTCGTGGGGATTTGCTTGATGTTGATGAATTTACAAAAGATTTCGAAACAAAATTAGGAAAGAAAAAATACAAAGCCTCTGTCACGGATATTAAATAATGCTTGAAATTGGTGAAAAGGTTAAGACGTTAGTGACACGGCGGTATTCCGGACAACAGCAATTGGGCGTAAATTCGGCGTGGCGTGGAGCAATAATTAAACCGAATACAGAGGCTGTTGTCCGTAGAATAGTCGACGAAGGGTGTTACGTGACGTGTACAAAATCTGGTAAGCTTTTAATTTTTTATCGTTTTGATGAATTACAAAGTGTGGTGTAAAAAGTAGTTATGGTACGCAAAGTAAAAGGTGGATGGAGGATATACTCTGAAAGCAAGCATATGATGCTTCCTAAAGTATATCCTTCTGAAGAAGCGGCGCAAGAACAAGTTGATCGGATGGAGATGTTTAAACATATTCCGATTAAGAAAAGGAAAAATATATGAAGAAGGCAGTTGTAAGAAAGAAATCAAGTAAGGTCGAACAAACGTGGTGGGAAAAGGTAAAAACGTGGTTCGTTAACGCGTGGACGTGGGTTAAAGACAGGGTGTCTGCAGTGTGGACGTGGATTAAGGAGCAATTCTAATGCGCGTTGACTGGACTGGTCAGATTCTTGTTTCTGAAAGTGCCAGTAAGCTCAATCATATAGCCCGTGCTATTGATTCGGTTTTATCGACACCTACAGGATACCATCACACTAAGGTCACTGTTGCTGGTGGAGAGCAGGACCAAATAATTAGCCTTTCTATTACAGAGGCTAAGATTTTGTATTTAAAAGTTACCGATGCTGATGATGTGGCGGCACAAGCCCGATTCCAACTTGACGGCCTTGATGTGTCGCTAGTTACTGGTGATATAAAAGCATCGGAGATTATGCTTTTTGATACGGACATTGTTGCTTTGCGTGTGTCTAATGAAAATGCATTTGATGTTTTTGTTGAGGTTGTTGCAGCCGGTGTTTAATGACCGAAGCACAACGAATCCAGAAAAAATCCGACACACTTAAAAACAAAAATGCCGTTACTCTTAAGCTTGCGGACGAGCTTCAAATAACTGCCCAAGAATTGGTTGGGCTTAACTTTAAGTATGTTCCTTGTTTGGGCGCATGGATACGGTAATGACAATAAAAAAGAGAACCATTTGTAAGGCAATTACTTGGGAATTATCTGGATTGGTTGTTCTTATGGCTCTAAGTTGGCTGTTTACGGGAAATTTGGGTTTAAGCTCATGGTTGTCGGTATCATTTGTCTTAATTCGTGTTGTGATGTATATACTGCACGAGTCTTTGTGGAAACGCACGGGCTGGCTTAAGTGACATCAAAAATTGGCTTGATTTCAACAATAAACAATAGTGGGCTAGGCCAATTGGCTAAGCAGTTTCATCGGATGTTTAAAGTCCACAATCATTTCGTTATCCCACATCCAGATAAAGGAACCCATTTAGAATGTGTTAAGAGCGAATACATTGTGGCTGACCAATGGGACGCGTCGATGGATGCGAATTTCAATAAATTCCTTTCCACTAAACCCGATTTGGTTGTTTTCTTTGAGTATCCCTATAATTGGCGTTTTCTGCCTAAGTTAAAAGAGGCCGGAATCAAAATTGCTTGGATTCCGATGGTTGATAGCGTAGGAATTCCCTGGTTACGTAAGGAAAACGCCGCAGAATTGGTCGATTTATATATTAATCCGACAAAATATGGCCACGACGCTTTTGTACAAGAGGGTTTGCCATCCATCCACTTGCCCTGGCCCATTGATACAGATTATTTTGCTTTCAAGCAACGTGGTTTAGGTAAAGAAATTGTTTTGCTTCATAATGTTGGACGTGGTGGTGATGGTAATCGCAAAGGTTGGGATGTTTTGCTGAAGGCATGGACACAAGTCCCACATAAAGGTGTGCGATTAATCGTGCATTCCCAAATAAAAATAAATGCACGATTGTTGGTTGATGTGGATTTTAGATTTGGAGATTTTAAGGAAGCGTCGGATTTGTACGCTGAGGGCGATATTTACGTTTCTCCATCCAGAAAAGAGGGTCTTGGTTTACCGTTTAGAGAGGCTATGTCATGCGGTATGCCGATAATTGGTACCGATATTCCACCTATAAATGAAGTTGTTGAAGATAAGGATTTCTTAACTCGATTTTCAAGTCACAGACCAATAGGAAAAGTACAAAATGGTTTTGTTTACGAACCACATTTGGCCGATTTGGTAGATAGAATGCAATTGGCGGTGAAATGCGGAAATATTAAAGATCGTTCGTTACGTGCACGTTCCAGAATTGAATCAGAGTTTTCGGTTAAAGAGTTAAAGCCTGTCTATGAAACGGTGTTTGAGGAATTGGTGAAATGATAAAAGTTTTGGTTTTAGGAAATGGTACAACAGCGTGGCAAAACGGAATTCTCATTTTTCTTGAGGCTGAGGAGCAGGGAAAGAACGTTTCGTTTTGTAATTATGCTGGAATACCTGATGAAAAATTACGTATATTGATTGCTGAAGAAGCACCTGATTGGATTTTCCTTACTGGAATTAGAAGCATTTCTTTATCGCTAATGCAAGAATTGGCCTCTAAATATAAATTATTTGTGTGGGATGCTGATGCAGTAGATTCTTCTCGTGATCAACTTTGGAAGGAACGTGTGTCAATTCCGCATGTTGTGGTAAATTCAACGCTTGATGTTTTTGATCGTTATAACACACTGGCACGAAAATTGGTTTGGGTTCCCCAGTATTACGATAATGATTATTATAGTTCCAATATTTCACGCTTAAACCCAAATCATGAAATTTGGGATGTTGCGTTTTTAGGCAATTCCGATAGAGATAATAATCGACAAGAATTTTTGCGGCGGCTTAAAACAGAGGGCTTTAAATGTTGTATTCGTGGATCTAACAAAGCCGTTGATGGTTCAAGCTCATTTGTTTTTGGCCATGATATGGCGGACATCTATCGGCAAAGTAAAATTGTAATTGATATTCGTCGCAAAAATTTCCATTATGGGAAATTCACCACCTCGGACCGAATTTTTAAAGCGATGGGATGTGGGGCGTTTTATTTAACTTTCAACATACTGCAAATAGAAAGATTGTTTGTTCCTGGGCAGCATCTTGATTGTTATATTGACTACAACGATATGGTGAACAAAATTAGATTTTATTTACAAAATGAAGAATTGCGGGAAAAAATTGCTAAAGCTGGATGTGCTGAGGTTCATGCTAAGCATTTGTTGCGCCATCGAATTTCTCAGTATTGGTCGTTGATGGAGAATAATTGATGCTAAAACTTAATCTTGGTTGTGGTAGTCATAAAATAGATGGATTTTGCAACATAGACAAAATCCCATCGAATGGGATAATGGGCGGCAATATTTGTGATATGCCGTTATTTGAAACAGAGAGTGCGGATTTGATTTATTGTGCGCATGCTTTGCAGTGTTTGCCTAATAGAGATTTGGTTCCGGTAGCACTGAAAGAGTGGTGTCGAATATTGAAACAAGGTTGTTCTTGTATTATTGAAATTCCGACTATTTTTCCGTTGATTATGCTTTATGTTAAAGGCTCTGTTGGAATAGAATCAGTCATTCAGGGCGTTTACGGTATTAATGAGGACGGATTACGTCAAAACATTTGTTTTGATTTTGCTTATTTAATGAGATTGCTGCGCGAAGCCGGTTTCCAAGGAAAAATTGAACAAATCCAGCAGCCGCCGTATTCCCGCCACGATTCTAAGACAAATTTAGTGGTGTTGGCCGTTAGATAGATGCGAATACATTTTGTATGCAAGCCCTGGGAATTGGGCTGTGGCACATCAAGTGTTCAGCGATTTTTCGATATTTTTAAATTCCAAGATAAAAGTGTAACCCTTTCACTATCAAAAATTAAAAGAACCGCATTTGCCTTTCGTATTGTGCCTACACAATACCCAGAGATTCTTCGCGAAATTAAAGCTATTAATCCGGATTGGGTAGTGATTGCGGGTAGAGCGAATTATGATTTGGTTTCCTTTCTTCATAAATGGGGCTGTGATAATATTGTAATTCATGACCAGGACGAGCTTATTTGTGACGGTCACTATAGGCAGTATGAAAAAATTAAAGGCCACGCTGCTATTATAATACAAGAGCATAAACAAATAGTACAATTGTTTTCGGATTACGCCCGCTTAGGTGTTTTTTGGTTACCACCACATTTTTCAAGGTATATGGAGCCGACGAATACTCAAAAAATGCACGATATTGGGTTTTTGGGTTACGTTAACGAATATAGAGATCAATTTATAGATAGAGTGTTTAAAAACATGCCTCCCACTATCGACACATGCTGTATAAATTCGTCTGATGGTTTGCTGTTTGGCGAAGACGTTGGAAATTTCTATGCTTCTTGTAAAATTGTCATTGGTTTACCACGTATGGAAGGATGGGAAATTGATTCGGCTGCTACATCGAGTAGGGTATTTCAAGTCCTTGGAGCCGGTTCGTTTTATTTAATGCATCAGGTGGTTCCGGCGAACAATATTCCCTTTAAGTCTGGTGAGCATCTAATTACATTTAAAGATGAGCAAGAATTGATAAATTTGGCCTCTTATTATCTTGAGAATGGGAACGAAAGAGAGAGAATTGCCCAGGCTGGTCGCATAGCTGTGTACAAACAGCATTTGGATGTACATCGAGCCGATGAATTTTGGCAGTTGCTCGAACAATTTACAAAGAAAGAAGAAAGTGCAAATATTAGTCATTTCGTCGGGTAATATCGTACAGCTAGCCAAGTATCCACGTTATTTTGCAAAACAAGGCCACCAAGTGGTGTTTATTAATCCATCTTGGCAAAATAAACTTTCAAATCGGACCTTTCAGGATGAATTTGGTGGTTTGGGTGTTCAATTTTACTCATGGGCAGAATTCGATAAAATTTGGCGACAGTTTAGATTTAGCCACATATTTGGCACACAACATGGGGCGGCGTTGCAGGTTTTAAAATATCAAGAATTAATGCGGATTCCAGCCTTATTGCAAATACTTGATATTGGTACAAGTGCAGTACCGGATGTATTTGCGCGACAAGCCCCGTTAATTGAAACCTATTCGAAAATTAAGTATTTGACTGGAATTAATCCAGCCATTCCCGAACAGGTTAAGCAAATTATTGGCCGCACGGATTGCTACTGTGTTTTTTATCCGATTGATACAGAATTATTGGATTCTGTATCGGAAAAGCCGACAGAGGAGTTTGTTTTAATTGTCAGTAGACACACCGATTTTAAGCGCGTTGATTTAGCGATACGAGCGTGTGCGTTTGCAAAGAAGCGTTTGGTCTTAATTACCCAAGACGATAAGAAAAAGACTTTGCATAAATTGGCTACTGAATTGGGGGTAGAGGCTCGATTTATTGAATTACCTCAAGATAAAGTCAAAGCTGATTTAATCAAACGCTGTAAAGTAAACATTTTCACTCAAATGTGGGCTGAAGCCCCGTGCATTCCGTCTGCTGAAGCTTTATATTGTAAGAAACCGTCTGTGATTTTTGATTATCCCGCGCAACGTGCAATTGAAGGCGGATTTTCTCGATACGTTGAGCCTGGAAATTGGCAAGCAATGGGACAAAAAATAATTAATATTTGGAATAATTATAATGAAGAGGTAAAATTTGCCACACAGGGACATGCGTGGGTGAAGAACAATCTTGCGCCAGATGTTGTGTCAGCGCAAATTGAACACATACTACAAGGAATGAAATATGCTTAAACGACAATTACCTATTTTGGCTTCGATGGAATTTGAAAATAGTCTTGATCTTATTTTTCCAGAGCAAGAGCCGGTGGTTGAGTCTTCTATTGACCGTTGTAAAATCCCTGTGTGTGAGCCGTATATTGATGACGTCGAACGGGAATATGTAAAGCGTGTGATGGATTCTGGTTGGGTGTCTTCCCTTGGTCCAGAGGTTAAAAAATATGAGCAGGAATTTGCAGAAAAAATTGGTACAAAATATGCCATTTCGTGCACGAGTGGTACTGCTGCTTTGCATTTGTCTTTGGCTGCTGTTGGTATTGGACCTGGGGATGAGGTTATTTTGCCTGCCTTTACGATGGTTGCTACTATTAACGCTGTTTTGTATTGTGGTGCTACCCCTGTTCTTGTTGATGCTGATGAGACGTTGAATATTGATGTTGCGCTCATTGAAGAGAAAATCACACCTAAGACTAAGGCGATTATTGCTGTACATATTTATGGGTTTCCATGCAAAATGGGAACGTTGAATGCTATTGCAAGAAAATACAATTTGTGGGTGATTGAGGATGTCGCTGAAAGTCATGGTGCTCGGAGTTATGGGAAAGTAACGGGTTCAATAGGAGACATTGGTACATTTTCGTCTTATGCAAACAAAATGATCACCACCGGTGAAGGTGGAATGCTTACAACCAATGAGCCTGAATTAGCTGATAGAATTCGTACTTTGATGAATCATGCGTTTTCTCCTGAACGGCATTTTTGTCATAAAATTCTTGGATTTAATTATCGACTAACAGCTTTGCAGGCGGCTCTTGGTCGTGCACAAGTATCACAATGGGATGAATTGATTGAGCGTAGGTGGAATATAAGAAATCGGTATTTGCGAAATATTTTTGGTTTATATAAAGAGAACATTAGTGGTGATTTTATTAGAGTACCAAATTTGAATTACAATCCGGAATTAGTAAAGCCGGTGTGTTGGATGTTTGGTGTGATGGTGGATAGGGAAATCAAGAATCGTGTGCGGATTGAATTGGCTTGTAAAGGAATTGAGACTCGGAATTTCTTTGTTCCTATGCACCTGCAGCCTGTGCATTATGAATTTTTTAAAGGTCAGCGTTTTCCAGTATCAGAAGCTTTAATGGAAGAGGGATTTTATTTGCCATCGTCTTCTTCGTTATCAGAGGATGATTGTGATTATATTAGTGAAAAGTTGATCGCCAGTGTTAAGAGGAACAGTGGCAAAGCCTAAAGTTGTATTTCTTTGTCAGGCTGATCACGCTGGAAGCTGTTATCAAGCGGCACAGGCGGTTAATCGAATTGGACGAATACAGGCACGGCACGTTTCATGCTTTATACATCCGTTCGGTTTTGATTACGATATAGCATTCAATCCAATGGGAAATTGGCAAACCCTACCACCTATTAATAATAGCAAATGGTTTGATGAAGCCTGCCAGTTGTTGTCTGAAGCGGATATGATTCACTGTTGGAATGATGAATATCATGATTTTTTAGGTTGGGATAAAACAGACACAAAATCTTTCGTTGGTGAATTCCGTTCGTTTCATCCATCAAAGTATAAATCGATAACATTCACCGGCACTTGGTATAGACGCCACTTTGCTGAAATCAATGCTCGTTTGATGGGACAGGGTACGGAGCTTGTGGTGCAAACTCCTGCTTTTCTTATGGAAAGTGTACCGTCCACCTTTATTCCCCACGCTATTGATACCACATCGGTTGGTCCGCTTCCCTTTGAACAACGAGATTTGTATACAATTGGTGTTTATGCTCAGCCCACTACTACCGCAAGAAAAGATATTGTTTTGCTTGAACAGATTTTGGCTGAGGATTTTCCAGAATACAGAATACGTTTAAAGGAGAAATTGCCACATAATAAAAATTTGGCTTATTTAGAGAAATGTATGTTTTTCATGCAGCACACGGACAATAGGATGATTTCATATGGGCGGTCATCAGTAGAAGCTTTAGCAATGGGAATTCCAGTGTTTAATTCAGTGTGTCCACAAGCCAAATTGGTGTGGCCCCATTTGCCTGTAATTGATATTACTCAACAAAATTTGCGCGATAAATTAAAAGAGCATTTAAATTCGGACTGGCAATCCCAATCAGACAAGGCGCGTGAATTTGCGGTGCGTGTTCATAGTTATGAAGCTGTCGGCGAACAATATACCCGCTTTTTCGAAAGGTTGTTGTGATGAAGCTTAATTTAGGCGGTAATGAAGAATATGATGGTGGTCCAGGTTCACCAAAATTGATCGGATTTACGCATGTGGATGCTCGTCAAATGCCTGGAGTCCATGTAATTTGTGATATTCGCAATTTGCCGGATAAATGGTTAAATCGGTGTCGGGAAATTCGTGTTTCCCACGTTATAGAACACATGCCTTATGATGACGCTTCTTTGGCAGTTAAACATTGGGCGTCAATGCTTAAAATAGGTGGTATGCTTAGAATCTATTGTCCAAATTTTAGAAAGTTGGCTTTCGACTTGAGTAACGAGTCCATTGATATAGATGAATTTAGTCGCAATGTGTTTGGTAATCAAACATACGCACTAAATTTACATCGAGCAGCTTATGACCAAGGAAAATTGAATGGGATGGTTAAAGCTGCTGGTCTTAAGATTGTTGGCGAAAAACCAAGACCATTTGCGTATGCCTATGATCTTGGTGTACAATGCATAAGGGTTCAATGAAGCGCATACCTATTGTGATCTCATCATTTGGGCGTTCGGAATTGTTGCACCTGTCTTTGTCCTCATTATTTGATGCTAAGTCCGGAGCGAATGGTTTTGATTCTCGTGTGATTGTTGTTGATAACGGTAGTGGCAAGGAAACCCGCGATGTGTTGCGCCATTTTGAGGGCTGTATTGATGAATTGATTCTTTTGAAAATAAATAAGGGTAAGCCAAATGCGTGGAACATTGGAATTGCCTTATCCTACCAACTTTGCACAGTGTTGGATGAAGATTTACCAGATTACTTTATTTTAGCCGATTCTGATGTCGAATACTTGCCTAACTGGTTTCCGGAATTAGTCGCGGTTTACAAGACGTTCGAAACGGAAATTCAGAATTTCGCTATTTTATCGGCTTTTCAGAATGTCGTTGGTCCGCACAAAATTAAAATCAGAGCGAAAGGCGATAAATTCATTCAATTACGCCGATACCCGCCTGGATGTTGTTGGATGATTTCTCGAAAAGCATTTGAACAAATTGGGTTTTTTGATTCCGATCGGTTGATTCGTGGTGTTGATACGGAATATTGTAAAAAGTCTTGGGCTGCGGGATTTCAGAATGCGGTTGTTTCGCCCACTTTAGTTAAGCATATAGGTGAAAAGCAGCGTACTTGGGATTTGGTTTCTGGAGAGTCAATATATTATACGTAACCATATGGAAGAAGGTAAAATATGAATGTAAGATTTGCGTCTGGATTGGCATTGCTGGCAATATTGGCAATGATTATCGGTAGTTGTGTTGGTTGTTCCGGTCCTTCAACGATGAGTGCGGGAACAAAGATTTTAGATTTTGTTCCGAATTTTAAGCCAAGCCCACCGAATAAAATTGTTGTTCATAAATTTGTTGGGGAAATTACTCCTACGTGGGCGTATGATTTAGAGAATTCATTTAAGGACGAAAAAGTTGCGGCTGTTGTGATGTGGATTGAATCGGGCGGTGGATCAGTCACAAATGCGCGGTTGTTGGCGCATAATTTGCAGGCTTTACGTGATTTCTATCACAAGAAGCTTTATATCTATTCTGAACGGGCTTTATTCTCTGGCGCGTACTTTGCGGCTGTAGAGGCTGATTCTATTATTGTGGCTCCATCCGGTATGGTTGGCTCGATCGGAGTTATCTTACAAAGAGTAGACGCAACTGGCTTGGATTCTGCTCTTGGCCTTAAGGTCTACACTTTTGTGTCCGGTGCTCTTAAAGCGGTTGGCGATCCCCATACCAAGATGTCAGAAATTGAGTTTAATCATTTGAGTCAAAGAATTAAACAAATTTATCTGGAGTTTTTATCTCAGGTTTATTCGAATCGAGTGGGCGTGTTTTTGCGACAAACGGCTATAAATACTGGTACTCCAGATACGGCAATAACTAAACAGATGATTGTTAATATGGCCGATGGTAGAATTTTTTCGCCGTATGAAGCAAAAGTTTATGGTTTCGTAGATGGTATGGATTATTTTGATGATATGGTATTGAAATTTAAATCCAGAGGGTGTATAGTTGTATATGATAATGGTGAACCGATCGGTTTATTTTACCAGCGTTAACCTAATAGAAAGGTAGTTTTATGGCAAAAGGCGTTTATCTTGCAGGTGGCATTATGGATTTAAAATTTGCTGATGCAAGGGGTTGGAGAGACCAAGCAACTTTGCTGCTGCAACCGGAACTGGAAGCGATTTCTCCCTTAAATCTCGAAGGACCAGTATATAAAAAATTGGCCGGTGGGATAAATCCAGACCAGGAAATGTCATTGACTTACGATCCTCCGGCCTGTAGGTATATTGTGGATAAAGATTTGATTGCAATTCGACAAGCATCGGCCATGCTTGTGAATATCTCTAAACCAAGTTGGGGTACGGCGATGGAAATCTTTGAAGCTTGTCGATACGCCAATAAGATGGTTGTCGCTTTTGGGGATCCCGATGCGCGTTCGCCTTGGGTATTGCACCATATTCATATGAATTGCCCTACGCTTGAGTATGCTTGTGATGTTCTAAAGGAAATGTTGGCCCGTAATTACATTTAGGGTTTTAGCACACTAAGAAATGCGATATTGGATTAAATTCTAAAACCTTTTTCGTGTACAATGTGCG